TAAGTCACGCTTGAATGCATTACTTTCCGCGTTCGGAATGGACGGTGAGTATGTTTTTCAAAAGAACTTTCAGTGGTTTGTAAACTATCAGGGATCACCGATTCCTTTCTTTGACGGTATGCGGTTGGCATAGTGGCACACTGCCACCCCAGAACGCCCCCCTTACCGACTACAATTTGGATATGCAAAACAAGCACATCGAACACCCCGAAGACCTGATCCTCACGGGGGACCTGACCGTTCTGGATCTGCTAAGGACAGAGGGGCACCTAAGCGTCAAGATGGACGGCGCTCCTGCCATCGTATGGGGCACCAACCCCGCGACGGGTAACTTCTTTGTTGGCACCAAATCCGTGTTTAACAAAGTAAAAATCAAAATCAACGAATCTCACAATGACATCGATCAGAATCATAAAGGGGCAGTTGCAGACATTTTGCACGCTTGTTTTGATTGGTTGCCTCGTCAACGCGGGAATGGAATTTATCAGGGTGATTTCATCGGATTCGGTGGCACAGATGAATATACACCAAACACAATCACGTATCAGTTCGATGACATTGTAGAAGAAAAAATAATTGTTGCACCCCATACGTATTACACAGCAGAGAGTGACTTAAGGGATGCAATCGCACACCCTATGAAGTTCATCATCACAAACACATCTTACTGTAAGTTTGTGACACCCAGAGCGACGATTGCCTCTGGTTATTATGACGATGGATTGAAGAGATTTCATGACTTAGACGACGTAATTCGTTTCGCTAAGATAATGGCACAGAACATTGAGTTTGTGACAGATAAGGAAGCAAAGTTAATTAAGCAGGAACTTAACTCATGCATCCGTGAGAATCGTCCCGTGATTGCATCAACCTTTATGAATGAGAAACTCATCAGTTTCTGGTTGTTAGTTAAGTCCATTAAAGAGGATGCAATATATCTCTGCCGTAATGATGGTCCTAAGGCATACATCGGACAGACTCCAATCGGTGGTGAGGGTTATGTCTACTCCAATGAGTTTGGTATGGTGAAACTGGTTAATCGTGAGCAGTTCAGTTATGCAAACTTCAGCAACGCTAAGTTTCAACAAAGCGTGTGACGGTCAGCGAACTGGTCCAAAGGGGGTAGACGGACCCCCTCTATGGACTATGATAAGCACAGCAAACAAACAAAGGACACAGCATGAACGGTTGGGCAAACTACGAAACTTGGAACGCTTCCCTCTGGATCGGTAACGATGAGTTCCTTTACAACACCGCTCGCGCTTGCGTTCAGTTTGCCGAAGGCGAATCACCCTGGACTAAGTTCGTTCGCTGCATGACTGACGGACAGATCGGACGCTTTATCGGTGAGACAGACGACGGCGTTCGTTGGGATGACCCCGCGATCGATGCCGATGAGATGGCGGAAATGATGGCGGAACTCTGAGGGGATCCCCCCCTTTCCGTGCTACAATACACCCAAGCGAATCACCCCAATGGCAAAAGCAATCGGCAACACCCGCAGCAGCGACACCAACGTCAAAGGACAGGCGTTACGTGCTAGCAGTGGCGGCGGGATGACTTTCACCAAAGCACGCGGACTGGGTGCTTCTATGGTGGCAGACTTAGACGGAACCGTTAAGCGTGCCAAGGCACAGCATCGCGCCGACCGCATTGCTGCCGCCCGTGATCGTTTGATGAACCGACAGGGTCACTCACACCTTGCCTGCCGTTACTGACCTCATGCGTTCGTGACAGCAGCAGTGCCCCCCGTCCTTGGGGGTGCCCCCCCTGCGGCGCGTGATGCCCCCCCGTATATAAAAACGCCTAACTTCCCTAATCTATAAAGTGTTACGTAAGCGAGCTAAATTTACAGAGGGTATCAAAAAAATTTTTCGCTATATAAAATCATGGTGAAGGTTTACGTATATGCAAAAAAACTCCGGAGAAAATATTACCACTATAGAAGTCGATCCAGTAACAGGTGAATACGTTGCACTAGTGCCCGAATGGATCATCTCAGAGTATGGTTGGTATGAGGGCACTCAACTCAATATGGAAGTTGATGGTGACAGTATCGTAATTACCGAACTAACTGATTGACTTCAAGGTAAATTGCTAGTATAATTACTAGTGAATCGATTCAAATTCAAACTTGACCTAATTATGTCTAAAGGATTTACAGTAAAGGCAAAAACGCCAGTTAAAGAGAAAGCACCCGAATGGGATTATGATTACGCAAAAGAACTTATAAAAGGTAAGAGTATTGTATTCTGTCTACCTGGGCGTGTATTATCTTATACGTATCTGAAGAACTTTGTACAACTTTGTTTTGATCTTGTTCAGGCAGGAGCAAGTATTCAGATCTCACAAGATTATAGTTCCATGGTGAACTTTGCACGTTGTAAGTGTTTAGGTGCAAATGTTCTTCGTGGTCCTGATCAGATTCCATGGGATGGAAAACTAAAATATGATTATCAGTTATGGATTGATAGTGATATTGTGTTTAACTCAGAGAAGTTCTGGCAACTTGTATTAATGGAAAAAGATATTGCAAGTGGATGGTATTGTACCGAAGATGGTCAAACCACATCTGTTGCACATTGGATGGACGAGGATGACTTCCGTAGTAATGGCGGAGTTATGAATCATGAAACACTTGAAAGTATTGCAAAGCGTCGTAAACCATTCACGGTAGACTATGCAGGATTTGGATGGCTTCTAATTAAAAACGGAGTTTTTGAAGATGAAGGTATCAAATACCCATGGTTTGCTCCGAAGATGCAAGTATTCGAATCTGGAGAGGTGCAGGATATGTGTGGAGAGGATGTATCATTCTGTCTCGATGCAATCGCAGCAGGTTTTGAGATTTGGTGTGATCCTCGTATCAGAGTCGGGCACGAAAAAACTCGTGTTATCTGATGGATCGGTATACAGTCATACGTAACGGCAAGGTCCTCTTTGAGGGTCTCTCGGAAGAGGACTACATGAATCTTATGGAGGACTTTGCTGCTGAATATTATAAAACTGGTAAACCCAAAGCGGGTGAAGTTGAAACACACATTATTGGAGAAACTGATCAATGGCAAAAGCGAAAACAGGTCTGAACAAAAGTGGTTATGCCACTGGGACACCCAAAAAAACTCGTCAGGGTAGTGGTAATGGAACCAAATATGCCGCGTCGTCTCGTAATAGTGCTAGAAAAGCATATCGTGGACAAGGACGTTAACGTATAGATAACGTTATAGACAAATAATTGTATGGCATGTTTGATTGCAAATCTTCCATCGATGGAAGTATGGGTTCGTAAAGAATATCTTACTGATCATCAATCTGGTCATGGGGAATTTGTTAAAGGCGTTTGGGTATCGGTTAAATCGATTCCTGGGCGTGCTTTTTATTTTGAAACCTACTTACCAGAATATGCGGCAATGTATGACAAATTGCCTATAAGTGCCTTTGTAGCAGATCCTGAGACACCTTCTCCTGATATGAACCTACCAAACCTACAGTTTTGGAACTGTATGGACTATGGTGTGGTATCAGTCGATAAGAAATTCATTGGTTCGATGGATTTTGAGTGTTATACACGGGACTTTGGTAATGTAAAAGGCACTTATGTCTGCACAATTGATAACTATCATCATGATCCAGACTACGTTGACTGGGCAACGAGTGAAAATCCTGCCGAACACAAGTCTCATAACCTAATTGAACTTGAAAATGGGCAGTATGCACTGTATCCAAACAATAGATTACGTATTTTTGATAATAGTTTGACACCTGTCGAACCAAAAATGCCTGATTTTAAGGTTTCAACTCAATATTATCAAGTTGAAAATGGATTTGAACGTCTTGGAATGGGACGTGAGGACGAATATTTCTGGAAAACTTCCAAAGAACGCGAAGAAGAAGAGGAAAATAAATAGAAGTATAGAATATTAATGAACATTTCATGAACATAAGGAGACATCATGGGTAATTCACCTGTCGATAGAAATTCTAACTATATGAGAGAGATGTGGGGAACCACAAAACTCGTTACTGACTACTATCAAAATGAAAAAATGACTTCAGAACACGATTTTCTAGATAATTTGGCAAATCATCAGCATCAAAAGATGCTTCGTGAGATTTCAAATGATGATATCACTCCAAAAAAACGTGATACTGTGAATCAAGAGGACCTTTATGAGAAAATAGAAGATAATACAGAATTATTCTGAATAGGGTATAAATAAAATTAAATAAAGTCTCCATATTATCGTGGTTCAGAGGATATCCAGAGCATTTAAGGACATTAGTCTATCATTTGATAGACATCCTATAACTAATGATATCCTCAATATTAAAAATGAGGATGCAATTAAGAAAGCAGTGCGTAATATTGTGCGAACTGTGCCTAGTGAGAGATTTTTTAACCCTATTTTTGGTTCTGACGTAAAGACTAGTTTATTTGAATTTGTTGATTTTGGTACTGCATCCGAACTTGAAGATCAGA